GTGGTGTCGTTGGCCATGTGGGTGGCCAGGGGGGTGGGTAGCATTTTCATACGATAATCACTCCCGCAATCGGTAGCTCACAAATCCGAACGGCAAAGTACACGCCACAGGTAACGGGAGAGCCCCTCAGAAATGAGGCTTGTCGGTGGTTTATCCGTTCCACCCCGATTGACATGTTTTTCATTCGCGCACCTCCTGCAGGGTGACAGTAGGCCCGGCCACCAATCGGCCATCAAACGCGCCGCCACGAACAAGCTCCCAGTCGATTTCATCGCTCAGAAAATGCACCGGCACGTAAAACGACCCGCTCCAGGTGAGCGTGGCCGCTGCTGGGGCGCTGGGGATGGTGACCACGCCGGTGACGGTGTTCAGGGTGTATTGGGTGCCCACGGTGAGCGACACGCCGCTGACCTTGATGTCAAATCCGCTGGCGACGGGCCGCGTGATACGCCGGTCTTTGGTGCGGGTGCTGCCTGCGCTGGTGGTGCGTTTGTGGAGCTGGTAAGTGGTGCCGCTCATCAACGCGGCCACACCTTCGGTGAGTTTGGCGGTCTGATCTTTGGGGTCGGCAAGCAGCATGCCAAACGCGCCGCCTTCGGTGACTTCAAACATTGCCTCAATCGTGGCCCATTGGTCAACACTCAAGGGCACAAAGCCAAATTCATACTGGCGCAAGGTGCGCGCCCAGTTGACGTTGATGGTCTGGCGGCCATTCATGGCCTCAACGCGGGTGTTGTTGCGGATTTGCTTGCCACGCACGCCTGCGGACAGGATGCTGTTGGGCACGATCACGTCCGATAAAACAGTGATGGCCATTACAGGTTTCTCCCGGCGTATTGGAGTTGCCTGCTGGCATCAGCCGCGGCTTGCAAGGTGGTGGCGCGGGTGGTACCGGGGGCAAATTGCTGGTTGACGGTGAGGTGCACAGTGTTGCCACCGCCGATCTGGCTGTTGGGGGTGACGCTGCCGCCCTGGTTGCCCATCATGAGGTACTGACGGCCAGCTACATTCAGCAGTTCAGGGCCTTTTTCATTGACCTGGTAAACCGATCCGGCAGAGACTGACCCGCCTGTGGCACGGGTGCCAAATGCGCCGGTCAGAGCCATCATGTTGTCAAGTGAGTTACCGCTCATGGCGCTGGCGGCAGACGCTACGCCAGAGGTGCCAGACACCGCGCCAATCAGTGAGCCAATCAAGCCCATGCCGCCACCGCTGCCACCCATCATGGCCACCGTAGCATTAGCAATCTGCTGCTTGATGATGATGCGGGTGATGTCGGCCACGATGCTGTTGGCCAGATTCGTAAAGCTGAGTTTGCCGGTGGTGACAAAGGTCACCAGCGCGTCTTCCATGCCATGAAAAGCGTTGGTGAACACCTGTTCAGTCTGGCTGGCGATGCTGTGGGATTCAGCCAGGTAGTTGGCCAGCGCCTCATTGGCACCAATGGCCCAGTTGCCCTCTTGTTTGGTGCGCTGGCTGTAGTAGGCGTCGTACTCGGTCAGGGCGGTGGCGCTGAAGCGCTTGATGCGCTCCAGTTCATCATCGTATTTGGCCTGAGCATCGGGGCCAAAGGTGCCGTTGAGTTCGGCATCGCGGCGACCCTTGGCGAGGTCCTGGCGCTGCTGGCTGTATTTGTCTTCGATCTGGGCGCGCCCGTCGATGCGGCCGCGCTCTTTGTTGCCCAGACCCATGCCTGACAGCTCGCGCGCCTGCGCCTGGCGGATGGTGTCCAGGTAGGCCTTGGCCGCGTCTTCGGCGTCGCGGTAACCCTGGGTGATGGCGTTGAGGGCAGCAGTCTCCTGGATGCCCAGCACGGCGACGCTGGTGGCAGCGGTCTGGCGCTGTTTGGTAAGGTCGGCTTGGGTATCGGCAATCTTGCGGTCGTTATCTATCTTGGCTTTGCCGGTGAGATTTTCAGCCTGCAGGCGGGTGATTTCCTGCTGCAAGGCAGCCTCCTGCGCGGCGTTGGATTGGGTCAGCAGCTCGCGTTTTTGGGCGTAGTAACTGCGCTCGTCCACCAAGCCAGCGCTGCGCAGGGTTTCCAGCATGCGCTCTTTGCTGGCCAGCACACCGGCCTGGATTTCACCAGCTTTTTTGATAGCAGAGGTTTCAGCAGCCAGGCGGGCTGCGGCTTCCTGGGCAGCTTTGTCGGCACCGGCTTTTTTGTCTTTGTTGTCGCCCAGTGCGGCCATCAAGGCCTCGTAATCCACCTGCCATTGCGGCTTGTCGGTGATGGGTGTTCCGGCTTGGCGTTTGACGCGTGACGCAGCTCTGCCGTTAATGGCCTCTGGCGTGTCATTGCTGATTTTTCCCGATACATCGCGGATGTTGGGCGCGGATTGGCTTAGCCCATAAATCTGTTTGAGTTTTTCGTCACGGATGTCACTCCACGCCCCCATGCCAGCCATCACAACGCTCAGCGCGCTACCGTTTTTGGCGGCATCAGCCATGGCAGAGCTGATGCGGATCAGGCCGGGCAACGCCTCGTTGGCCAGCGTCATGCCAAGCACTTTGCTGTTCAGGGCAATCTCGGACAGGTTGTCGTTGAACTTATCTGCCAACGGGGCCATAGATGCCATCTGCACAGCAAACTTTTCTGATTTTTCGGCGGCTTCTTTCAACCCGGCCGAGCCCAGATTCAACATGGGAATCAGGTCCATTCCCGCCTTACCAAATAGTTTGGTGGCCAGTTCGGTTTTCTCAATGCCGTCTGGCATGGCAGCAAACACGTCAGCCAGTTGCATGATGGACTGGTCCGCCGATTCGGTATTCAGGCCCAGCGCCTTGAGCGCGTCGCCATGCTCCACCAAATTGCTGGCCATGCCTTTGATGCCTTTGGCCAGGGCCTCCATCGATGTTCCGGATTGGTCGGTCGCCAGTTTGTATTTGGCCAGGTCAGCAACCGAGATGCCAACCCGCTGAGACAGGTCATTCATTTCATCGCCAGCATCGATAATAGATTTGCCCAGCGCCACGATACCGGCCACGCTGACGCCAGCGCCAATACCCCCAAGGATGCCGTTGATGCTAGCGGCTTTATCCTTCAATGAATTAAACGCTGCAAAGACCGACGCAAAGGCGTCTTGGGTCTTGTTATACGCGGACAGCGTGAATTTGACGGCTTGATCGGTCATGTCTTGGCCTGCTTGCGGATGGTTTTGAGGGCTTCGTCTTCAAGGACGCGGATGTCGTCAAACACGTCTGGCCAGTGGGAGCGGGGAATGGTGGCCAGGCGTAGCACGGTGGGCAGCACGCCGTAGTCCAGACCGGTAGCGCCGCTACTACCGACGCGCCATTGGGTGCTGGCCGCAATGAAGGTGTTGACTGACTGCAGGTTGTCAGGCCAGACCGGGACCGGCGGGCCGCTCGCCTCTTCGGGGGTGAGCCCGAAGACTGCGGCCTCTTGCGCGCTGGGGTCAGGCGTGTAGAGGGCGCAGGCGACCATTCTTAGTTTCCCAGTTTGGCGCGGGTCAGCTCTTGGACGTAAAAGTCAAAGATCAGCGCCGGGGCACCGATGTAGTTTTGCACCAGCTCGGCCACCTTTTCGCGGGTGAAAGGCTCGGGTAAGTCCCAGGCGGTGGCGCATTGCAGGATGGTGTCCACATCGTCGCGGGTGGCCACGTCTTGCACCCAGGGCGACAGCTCTGCGCGGGTGCGATGCTTGAAGGTGAACACCACCTGGGCAGGTTCTGCGCCGGCCACCGGGATACTGACCTTGCCCTGGAACGTGGGCGCAGGCGTGAGTTGCAGGCGCGCCATGATCAGTACCGTTGCACTTCGGCCAGCAGGCTCAGGGTGACTTCGCAGGCCATGACCTCATTGACCGTCAGCGACGGGGTTTTGTTGAGGCTGATGTAAGCGTTGTACAAGATGACCGAGCCGCTGGGCAGCGTGACTTTGACGGCGCGAGGCAGGCGGTCGTCATTGGCTGCAGCGGCCAGGATGTAACCTGCCAGGGTGGGGTCATCTGCCACGCTGAAGGTGATGCCTGCGGCGCTTTTGACGGTGGGCAGGCGCTTTTGCGAGTCGCTTTCCAGAAACTGGAATTCGGTGAACTGCTGTTCGCCACCGCTTGAGCTGCTGGACAGGATCTGTGCCAATTGCGTCCAGCCGGTGATTTTGCGGACTGAGCCCACGCCCTGGAGCGCCGGGTAAATACTGGTGAGTGACGTGTCAACCCCTTCCAGCGTGGCGCTGGTGGCGGTGGCGGCAGACAGGCGCACGATTTTGTTGGTGAGGCGAGACCAGCCGCTGGTGACTTCCAGAAAGTCGCCGGAGGCGTAGGTGTTGGTGGCGGTGGTGGCCACAGCAGGCAGGGCGTTGGAAACAGCCGAGACAGCAATGGCTGCGGCATAACCAGAGGCGATGCTGACGACGGAGCCGTTGGGTAAAGAGACAGACATGGCGGTGGCCTTTCAGGG